TGGAGGGCATTTGAACACATTGAACGACTGGAACACATTTGTCAAATCGTGTTGGCGTCAAGATAAGGACTAATATGAACAGCTTAGAAAAAATCTGGGCTAGGGCAACTGGTCATCTAATGGGTAATACCGATGATGATCGGCCCGACGTACCCATTTTAACGTTGCAAGAAGCCCGAATAGCCTTGTTTTTAAAAACGTTCTGGGTTATAATACACGTTGTTACTTGCTTTTTTATTATAGCAAATACCATCCGGCATTGGAATTAATATGAATTCAAAAGAAAAAGAAATCCTGGACATTACACAAGAAGAGTGTGCAGAGGTAATTGTTGCTGTTAGTAAAATTAGTCGATTTGGCCTAGACAACTTTAAGCCAGGTAAACCGTTGACTAACAGACAACACTTGGCAGAAGAACTAGGTGACTTACAGGCAATGATCAACCTGTGCATTGACCACCACCTAGTTGACAAAGATGAAGTGTTAACTGCATCAAGTAATAAAATAGCAAAACTTAAACAATGGTCTAATATTTTTGAAAGCGAAATTCAAGTATGAGTAAACTCAAAGTAGCAGAGCTGTTCTACAGCATTCAAGGCGAAGGACGCTATATGGGTGTTCCTAGTGTGTTCTTACGTACATTCGGTTGTAACTTCACCTGTGGTGGATTTGGTATGCCACGAGGCGAGTTGAGCACAGAGCGAGAAGAAATTGCAGAAGTTGTTCATATGTTTAATAACTACAACCAACTCCCGTTGGTTAAAACTGGTTGTGATAGTTACGCCAGCTGGGATCCAAGGTTCAAGGATCTTAGCCCAATGGTTGCTGTGGAAGGTCTTGCCAACGATATTGTTAAACTACTTCCATATATGGAGTGGAAGGATGAACATCTTGTTATCACAGGCGGTGAGCCATTGCTGGGTTGGCAACGTGCTTATCCTGATTTACTAGACCAACCTTGTATGTCCCGATTAAAAGAAATTACATTTGAAACCAATGGTACTCAACCATTGACAGCAGAGTTTAAAAAGTATTTGCAAAATTGGACTCGCCGTGAAGATAGAGAGATTACATTTAGTGTAAGTGCTAAACTTCCTTGCAGTGGTGAGAAGTGGGAAGATGCTATTTGCCCAGAGATCGTTTGTGATTACGAAGACGTTGGTTATGCCTATTTAAAATTTGTAGTGGCTACACAGGAGGATGTCATTGATGCGGATCGTGCTGTACAAGAATATCGCAATGCGGGTTTTAAGGGTCCTGTGTATCTTATGCCTGTTGGAGGGGTTGAAAGCGTGTACTCTCTTAATAATCGCCGCGTCGCAGAGCTCGCAATGAAACGAGGCTATCGTTACAGCGACAGGTTGCAGGTGCCACTGTTTAAGAACGCTTGGGGGACTTAAATGGGACTATTCAATAAACTATTTGGCAAGGAAGAAGTAACGCCCGAGCCAGTTAAAGCAGAGCCTGCACCCAAGGTCAAAGAACCCAAGGAACCCAAGTCTACAAAGAAAACGCCAAAAGACATTGCCAACGAAAAGGGAGAACCTTGGGTTGGTATCTTAAGTGTAGATATCGATCCAGAGAACATTGGACAAGGTGCATTTGAATTGGATTGGAACGACAAGTTCCTGGCACAGTTGGTCCGTTCGGGTTATCAAGTTAAACCAAACGAGCCCGAAAATGAGATAGTCGATCGGTGGTTCCAGGACGTTTGCCGAAATGTCGTTTTGGAAACCTATGAACAGTACGAAGCTAACAACCCAAGACAGACCGTTCGGAAAGATATCGGCGGCGGTCGCGCAGAAATCAGTTGACAAGCCTGGGGTAATATGCTATTATTACTCTATGAAATATTTAATCGTAGACACTGCTAATACTTTCTTTCGTGCTAGACATAGTGCAAGTCGTCAAAGCGACACTTGGGACCGTCTAGGTTTTGCCATACACGTAACCTTAGCCAGTGTTAACAAAGCCTGGCGTGAGCAGAAAGCTGACCACGTGGTTTTCTGCTTAGAGGGGCGTAGCTGGCGCAAGGACTTTTATGAACCTTATAAAAAGAATCGAGCAGTGGCTAGGGCCTCACTTACCGAAACAGAAGCGGAAGAAGATCGCCTCTTTTGGGAAGCATTTGATGCCCTTAAGTCGTTCTTACAAGAGCGCACAAATTGTACTGTACTCCAGCACGGGCAATTGGAAGCAGATGACTTGGTGGCAGGGTGGATACAAACACATCGTGAGGATCAACACGTTGTCGTTAGCAGTGACACTGACTTCTATCAATTGCTCGCACCCAATGTCCGCCAGTATAACGGAATTGCTGATGAACTCCACACTCTTGAAGGAATCTTCGACAAAAAAGGTAAACTAGTTATCGACAAGAAAACTAAAGAGCCTAAGAAGATTCCCGATCCTAAATTTATTCTATTCGAAAAATGTATGCGTGGCGACAGCAGTGACAATGTCTTCTCTGCTTATCCTGGTGTGCGTACCAAGGGCAGTAAAAACAAAGTTGGACTTGAAGAAGCATTTGCCGATATGGATAAAAAAGGCTTCGCTTGGAACAATATGATGCTTTCTCGTTGGACCGACCATAATGGCGACGAACACAAAGTCCTCGACGACTATCAACGCAATCGTCAATTAATTGACCTGACTGCACAGCCCGATCACATTAAAGTGATTATTGCAGAAACCATTGCCAATGGCAGTGTGCCGTTGTGCCGCCCAATGATTGGCGCACAATTTCTTAAATTCTGTGGCAAATACGAGCTTAATCGAATCAGCGATAATGCTACTAGTTTTGCCGACTTCTTAAGTGCGAGTTACCCTGTATGAAAAAAATTGAATTAGACGCTATAGTAGCAGACCGTATCACTGTACTAAATCTTAAAGAGTATCGTTCTTACCTTAAGAAAGAATTAAAAGACTGGAAGAAGAATCCCAGGACCGAGGATAACCCAACTGGTTATTGGCTACACCCCGATGACGTAGTAGGTAACCAGGTGCTCATTAACGCACTTGATTTAATTATTAGGTACTTCGGGGATGAGTAATATGTCTTTTACTCAGCACCAAAGTAACATTCTTGCCATTAAACCGGGCGACCCTAACTTTACAATCAATGACGGATTGTCTCTGGTTCGTCGTGCTGGATTCGAAATTAGCAAAGACTGTCCATACAATCATATGCAGGCACTTCAAACCTGCATTGACCGAGGTTGGATCAAACCAGTGGCTTATATGTACGATTATGAATTAACCTTTGATATTTTAAAAACACAATGATCGATCAAAAAGAAATATTGTCTAGACTAGAATTAGAAATTAGAACCGCTGGCGCCAGGGAAATGCCAATTGACACTATCCTACTAGAGGAAAGCGATTTTCAAAAATTTTGCATCGCCACAGGACATAAAGATTCTGTCCTAAAAGACTGGCCTTTATACAAAGGTATCAGAATCATTAAACAACGAAAGAATAAACAATGATGCTAGAAGCTAAACCAATTATCAAGAATAAATTTTGGATTGTCGAAGACCGTGGTCAAAAAGTTGCCACTATCCAAGCATCACCCGATGGAGTCTTTCTAGTCAAAGGTTCTGCCAGAGAGAAATTTGTTAATTTTAAACTACTAAGCACCAAGTACAATATCCGTGTAAACAAGGTTGCAAAAGATAAAAAAATCGTAGATAACAGCAACAATATATACGATTTCCCAGTGGATTGTATACCATTTAATGAACTCTACGATGTACGGCGCAAACTGCCTTTCTACACCAAGGCCGCAAAAAGCAAGAGCTTTTATTGTGCTGGTTACTATGTAGTTAAAATAGATGATCAGTGGGAAGACCAGTTCTGTCCTAAGAGTATAACAGTAAATAGATATCCATATTTTGGACCGTACAAGTCGGAGACAGAAGCTCTTACTAAATTAGTCGAGTTGACCTAAAACAAAAGTAGTTAAGTACGCATAAAATTGTGATAAATAAATGTATCGAGAGAGCATATTATGTCAAGACCAAAGCCAACTGTTATTTTAGAACATCTCAATAAGACTACGTACAAATGCGACCAAGTTTTAAACAGTGAAGGCATCTGGGCGGTGTTCTACGACAACAAGCCCATCAATCTTAAAACCAGCAATATTCTTGTTTCGTATCCGGGACCAAAATACAAAAAGGTCTCCTTTAGTAATCCTGGCCACGCAATCAACTTGGCCAAGAAATTAAACAGTCTATACAAGACTGAAAAATTTACTGTAGTCCTGCTTAAAGCCGGTGACCAAATCTACCCTTAACCAGGAAGAGTGGATTGCGTTACTCAGGCAACAAGGTGCCGAACTTCCGTTTGATGTCTGGGGCGGTGATGCCAGGCTGTCAATATTCTTTAATCCTTCTAACCATTTGAGTATGCGGCTAACCAAGCCCGGGTACAAGTTCTTATCCGAAAAGTTGAAACTGAGCAATTACAAGTTTACACTGCCAAAAAGTATTACACCCAAAGTACTACTGTTGTTAGAACGCCACATACATTACCCGTATTATATTGCCCACATTAAGAATGTGGTTATATTTGACGAAGTCACAGCAATTATGTTACAATTGCACGGTAACGATCTTGAAACTTACTTAACTAATTTAGAGGCCCATCAGTAATGTTGTATTTTGCGTATGGAATGAACACCAACAGAGACGAAATGACCAGACGCTGTCCCAAGGCAATTTGTCTCGGATTAGCAAAGCTACCCGATTGGCGTTTTCGATTTGCTGGCTGTGCCGATGTTGTTAAGGAACCAGGATCTGCAGTTGTTGGTGTGCTATGGGATATCACAGAAGACTGTCTTGTGGCACTAGACAAATTAGTAGGGTATCCAAACTTTTATAACAGTTGTACAGTGTCCGTAGATCATCAAGGCCGACTAGTTGAAGCAGAAGTGTATTATATGAATCCCGGGGTCAAAGACGATCTTCC